TGGTTAGACATGTTCCGCGTCAACGATTATAAATACGTCACTTAAAGAAAGGAGAAAAACGAATGGATCTAACACATTATCTTTTAGCTGGCTATGGAATGCTGTTCATTGAAACAAATGAAATTAAACGGGCAATCAGGTCAATCAAAGCAAATGGTTTTGATCTTGTTTACTGGAACATTAATAGAGGTATAATCGTTAATGAAGTCAATTATAATGAAGATCAAGAATGTGATCAACTCTCTATTATTGAAGCAGCAATCAATAAACCACGTACTGTTTTCATTCTTGAACGTTACGACCAATTCTTGGATAATAATCTTATTACCCAAATGCTTTTGGATGCGTACAAACTACTTAAAGCCAATCAAACATGTATGGTGATAGTTGGTACAGATTCCAAACAGATCCCCATTGATATCAAAGAATTCATTCCTGTCCTTGATTTTGAATTACCCAGCCGTGATGAAATCGTAACGATTGCCACTGGTATTCAAGAAGCAGTTATTGAATCAGCTAATGATATGCTGAACAGTGGTAAATGGACAAAAGAAGAATTCAATGCTTCCAATTATAGTGTTACCTCCGAAATCACTGATGCTTGTCAGGGAATGAGCTACGAAGAAATTGAAAACGTACTTGCCTATTCTGCTGTTAAACATCGCAAATTTGATCTCATGACAATCCTTGAACGTAAACGTTATATCATTCGACAAACAGGATTCATGGATTTCTTTCAACCCGAACCAATTGAATCATTAGGTGGTTTGGAAGAATTTAAAAACTACTGGAAAAAACGAATTGAACCATTTAAAAATCCTGATTCAGTCAAACCTAAAGTTCGATCTGTTCTATTAGTTGGTTTTCAAGGTACTGGCAAATCCCTTGCAGTTAAATGTCTTTCTTCATTATTGGAATGGCCGGGAATTGTATTGGATGTTGGTGGATTGAAAGGGGGTATCGTTGGAGAAACTGAAGCTAAGACCAGACGTGCCACAAAGATCATTGATGGATTCGGCAAAGCGGTTATCTGCATTGACGAAATTGAAAAGGCATTTGGTGGAACTGGAAGGGGAATGGCGCATGAAACCAGTGAAGGGATATTGGGACATTTTCTTACGTGGATGCAGGAAAGAAGATCCGATGCCGTCATTGTTGCCACCGCAAATAACTTAGATATATTGCCGCCTGAATTCCTTCGATTGGGACGCTGGGATACAATCTTCTTTGTTGATTTACCCAATCCTACTGAAGTTAAACAGATCATTAATATTAAGAATAAACAATTCAAAAGTGATTTACCCAATGATGATCAATTCTGTGAAAATCTTTGGAAAGAAAAATGGTCCGGTGCTGAAATTGAACAATTGGCTAAAGACAGTCATTATGAAAGCAGTATAATGGCAGCATTGCAACAAATTCCAGTATTGGCACAATACAGAGAAAAGGAACTTCAATCAATCAAAGAAAAAGCCAAGATATACAGACATGCCAATACGTCTTACATTCCGAAAAAAAGTAAATCACTTAAAGTTAAAGGTAAACGAGCAATGACACTCCAATAATTCAAACAACAGAAAGGAGATTAACAATGAGTCACGTTGCTACCATTGAAGTCGAAATACAAAATCTAAAGTGTCTAAAAAGTGCAGTTAAACGATTAGGATTGGTATGGAAAGAGAATCAAAAGAATTATAAATGGTTTGGTCGGCATGTTGGTGATTATCCCATGCCTGATGGAATGACAACAGATGATCTTGGCAAATGTATTCATGCAATCGGTGTTCCCGGTGCAGAATATGAAGTTGGTGTAATCAGAGATCCAATGAATAAAAAGAATTATAAACTCATTTGGGATTTTTGGGATAAAAGACTACTCAATAAGCTTGGACCGAATGCATGGAAATTGTCTCAAGCGGTTGCCATTGAACAAGGTAAGTATGCTGCCAAATTAAAAGGTTTTACATGTAAAGAAGAAGTAATGGATGATCGTGTTCGATTAGTTGTTTATGCATAAATCAATTATTCAATAAGGAGACTATCAATGGCACAGAAAAAGATTATAATGGATGTAATGAATGACACGGCTGAAATCAAAGTTACAACTGAAGGATATATAGGAATGAAATGTGTTGAGGAATCTGAATTTCTTAAAGCGGCTGTTGGTCAATTGATGGAGCAAACACTTTTGCCGATTGCTTTTGAGAAATCCAAAGAAGGGGTTGAAAACCGTGTCTATAAACCAATTTGTGGTTAGTTTTGTTCCTGAAAACAAAAAACTAAATACAATATATTTTCATGATTTAAATGAATTAAATTGTGATCAATCAAATTATGATGGTTCAATTATCATAAGTTTTACCACTAAAAGTTTAAAAAATTCAATTACTGTAGAAATTCAAAAGTTAACTGGAAAATTTGGCAATTTAATAATTGATTCAGATTATATTCTTTATGGAGCATTTCTTTCAATTAACATTAAATACGAATACCCAAATATTAAAGATCCATTTTTTAATACCGAAATTAATTCGTCACAAAGTTATTGTATAATTGATTTTCAATTTGCTGGTGCTTTAATAGGTTCAGATGTTCCATTAAACTTTACCAGTAGTACCGAATCAGTTTCTTATGAAAATAAATCAGAAACCGATAATGAACCAAAGATTGAAGTTAATGTAATTGATCTCAAACGTAAAATAACCTTCAAATGAAACGAAAGGAGTTATATCATGGCAATTAAAAGAATGAAATTAAAAGTCAATCCGAAATCTCTGAAAATCAAACGTGAAATAAATGCAGGATTAGATGAACTCAATATCTTCGATATGGGTACATTGCTCCAGTTTGAAACGCATTCTTGGCAAGCCAGAAAGAATCTTCCGAAAAAGATTGCATCTCTTTTGACTCCGAAAGCAGAAAAAGAATGGGTACGTGCGACAAAAAGCCTGATTGATCGATCTTATCTTCAGGATATTAATTCCACGATATCTGAAGCAAGAGCTTTCGTTTGGGAAGCATCCCTTCCATTCCCAATCAAAGGCATTCATTTTATTCCCAATGATCGTGTTAATTTGATTAAGGATATTCTTGAAGGATATATTTCCAAGCTGAAGAAAGATGTTAATGAATTCAGCAAACAATATAAAAAGTATATCAAAGAAGCAGAATCAGAATTGGGAATCTATAAATACTTTGATCCAAGTGATTATCCTACCGATATACGATCTAAATTCAACATCAGTTATCGATTCTTTGATCTTACTATTCCCTCTCATATCAATGACGATATGCGAAAAGAAGAACTTGGTAAGTTCAAAAAGCTGATGGGTGAAACAAGGGAAATGGGAATTCTGGCATTGCGTGAAGGATTCTCTGAAATCGTTACCCATCTTACCGACACATTAACTGGCAAACTGGATGGTGAAAAGAAACGATTGAGTCCGAAAGCTATTGGAAAAATTGATGATTTCTTTACATCATTTCAATCAAAAAATATCTTTCATGATACTGAATTAGAGAGTATAATCGAAAAGGCTAAAACAATCATGGAAGATATAACACCAGAAGATCTTCGCACTGATATTGATCTCACCAAAGTTGTCCATAAACAATTGGGTGAAGTTAAAACGGAATTAGACAAATCTATTGAAACATTCAAACGTAAAGTGAGTTTTATTTAGGGGGTCAAATGGGTTTATTTGATGATGAAGCTAATGATGATTTCAGTATTGATCGATTTAATCTTGAATTGGAAGCAGATCGAAATCCGGGGTTAATGCGAAAGTATGGTAAAAAATTAGCTATTGCTGCTGCTGAAACTAAAGATGCTAAACGTGAATTGGAATACGTTGAATCGGAGCAAGCTGAAATCATCAGGCAAAATGCAGAGATATATGGAATCACAGGTAAACCTACAGATAAACTTGTTTTTGGATTAGTGAAAGGAGAAAAGGAATACATAAATGCATTCAAACGATACAAAGTAGCATTGCGTAGAGAAGAAGATTTACGATCAGCCGTTGATACCTGTCGGCAAAGAGGTATGATGATTCGTATCTTGGCTGAACTATGGTTAAACAATTACTATTCCGAACCAACTGTCAGTAAAGGATCAAAATATAAAAATAAACCTAAATTAAGGGTAATGAATCAATCACAAGAACCTGAATATTAAGAAAGGAATTGAATCATGGCAACATTGAAAGAACGTATGGCAGCAAAGAAAGCCGCAAAAACTGGTACGAGCAAACTCTCTGGATTGAAAAATCGATTGAAAACCACAGGTGCATCTACTTCTTCAACTGGTGATATTCGTAGTAAATTCAAACGTACCAAACAAGAAGTATTAGATCAATCATATGAAGATCGTGAAAAAAGATCCAAAATATCCTCTGCTGGAAAACCCATTTTCAATCAAGAATTAATGGAAGAACATGGAATCGTTGATTTTTCCACTGCAAGAGGGGATAAATTTGTTGAAGTACTTCCAATTTCATTCAATCCCAATATTCCATACTTTAAAGAATTGCCTGTTCATTTTGGTGTTGGTTTTGCTGGGAATGCATACGTTTGTATGCTGCGTTATGCCAAAGGTACATCTAAAGCACGTTGTTATCGATGTGAAAAACAACAAATGTTATATCGAATCAATGGTGCTGTTACAGATGATATCAAAAAACTCTATCCTGTTGATCGTTGCTGTTATCTGCTTTGGGAACGATCAAAAGAATTGCTTGAAGGAGATGCCCCTGATTACACTTTTCAATTGTGGGCTTCTCCTAAATCCAAATTTCATAAAGAAATTCAAAACAAGGCACGTAACAAAATCACACGATCAACTTTGGACATTTCTGATGTTCAGGAAGGTGGAGAGGGACGCACTGTTGGATTCAGTATTGTTCAACAAGGTGATTTCCCCGATTACACTGGTTTTGAATTGATTGATCGTGAAAATCCCATCCCTGATGAAGTATTGGAAAAACTTGATTCAATCGTTTCTGCTGCTGAAGAAGCAGGGTTTGATAATATTGTTGAATATTTTCTTAATATTCCTGAATATGAAGAAATTAAGGAAGACATGCAAGCAGAAGATGAAATGATGCATGATGGTTCTGGCAATGTTGATGCTGAAGCTGGAGAAGTACCGGAACAACCAGTTCAGGGTCGTAGAACCTTTTCCAATAAATCCACTTCTAAACCTATCCGACAAAAAGATCCTGAAGAAGAATTGATTGAAGAATTGGATGCCCTACGTGCTGAATTGGAAGACAAATCAGCTATTTCTTTTAAAATGTGGTGCAAATCCAATGGTTATGCTGATGCTACTCACATAGATCAAATGGAAGCGATTCCCATGATCATTGATGACATGTATGAAAAAGCAATGGCTGATCTGTAATCTATATCACACAATTCTAAGGGATCTATTCTAATGCCTAAAAAACTGAATCTGCGTACCAGTACGAGTGGGAAAAAATCATCATTACGAAAACAATTGCAAAAACCATTGCTAAAACCAATGCCCAAGCAATTCACATCATTTGTATCAACAGGATCTTGGATTCTGAATATGGCATTAACAAACGATGTGAATTTGGGCTATCCTGTCGGTAGAGTAATCAATTCAGTTGGTGATTACTCTACTGGCAAAACTCTAATGGCTTGTGAAGCGGTAAATGCCGTTTGGTATGAATGGCATAATAAAATGGGTAAAAAAGTCAAGATATACTACGATGAACCTGAATCAGCATTTGATATGGATCTGGCAATGAATTTCAATATGCCATTAGATAAAATTGTCGGGTTACGTGAAAGACTTCCTGATTGGAAAAAGAAAAAGGATGATTTCCAACATTCAAAACTGGTTGAAGATTTCTATACAAACATTATGAACATTACGAAAAAAGAATCTGATAAATATGATCTTATTCTTTATGTATTAGATTCATTGGATTCCTTATCAGATGCCAGAGAAATAAAACATATTGAGAAAAAAGGTGTTGGTAAACAAGACTATGGTGGTGGTAAAGCCAGAGTTTTATCACAACTGTTCCGAACATGTATTCAATCGGTTAATAACTCCAATGTCCTGCTTTTTATTGTTTCCCAAGTTAGGTCTAACTTTGGCGTTATGTTCGGACCTCAATTAACAAGAGCCGGTGGAAAAGCATTAGATCATTATGCCAGTATCATTTATTGGTTGCGTGAATCTAATAAAATCACAACGGACAGTGGAATCAATCAAGGTATTGAAGTTGAAGTTACGATTGATAAAAATAAAACTGGTTCTCGTTATAATAAAATGAATTTTAATATACTACACGGTTACGGAGTAGATAATTTTGGATCAGCCGTAAACTTCCTTTGGGATAAAGGTGGTTTTGAAAAATCAGGTAGCTATCTCATTTGGGACGATAAAAAGATCTATAGAAGTGAATTAATTAAAAGAGCAATTGCAGATCCTAAAACTGCTGACAAGTTAAAAGATCGATTGCAGGAACATTGGAATCAATTACTTAAAGAAGCAGAAATTAAACGTCCTCCAAAATGGAGATAAATCATTGAAAAGATATAAACTAAAAATAAAAGAAGAAGAACCTATTTATCCTAAAGATGATGATTGGGATGAACATCTTGGGTGTCCTGCATGGCCTAATTGTGATATTGATCCATTAGGTTGTTTTCATCAAACCAAATTAAAAGATATTCAATGGTATGGTCATCGTGGGTAATTAGGAGATAAATATGACTGATGAAAAAGAATGCGTCAAAGTTAATGTTGATGCTTTTGATTTATTAATTGAAACTATCCAACATTTCCCATTTTTCAAAAAACAGCATAAAGGTCATCAATTTTTAACCTATGATGACATAGTTGAATTTTTTGTGAAGTTAATCTATCAAAACGATATTGTTCTCGTTCTATATAATTGTAAAACTGCTTTTCTTACTGTGCCGAAATTGACAATTAAAAAAAGAGATGATTTTTCAACTTATATGCTGGGCATTTCCAACGATATTGCTGTCATTGAATTTGGTAATGTTAAAATAGCTGAAGATTGGGCATTTTCATTACCTGTTGATGCCAGTATTAGATACACAATTTATAGAAGGGGAATTGCTTACAGAAATGAAAAAGGGATAATTGATAATGGCAAAGGGAAAAAGTTTTGAAAGAGATACAAGCAGAGAATTATCCTCTTGGCTAACCAATGGAAAAGATGATGATGCCGTATGGTATACCAAATCATCTGGTGGTAGAGCTACAAGAAGAAAAAAACTGTATAATGAATCACGAAAGTATGATCATGGAGATCTTGGACCTGATGATTCAACAACAGAATATTTCTTTGATCGATTTAGCATTGAATTAAAAACAGGATATGCATCAAAGCGTAAAAAAAGCTATCAATTATGGTCTATACTGGATGCATTAGATTCAAATCAAAGTACGCCTTGGTTCTATCAGTTTTGGACTGAAGCTAAGATAGATGCTGATGCATCTAAACGTGAGCCAATGCTGATTTTCAGACGTTTACGGAGATTGCCATGTATTGCCATGCATGAAGATATTTTCAATCAATTTAAAAAGTGCGCTCTTGATGCACCCATTGATCATATAACTGTTAATATCAACAATGAACATCCTGTAACCGTTGCTAATATGCGTCATTTTTTCTATTGGACAAAAGGAATGATGAATCAAATATTCATAAGTTTTAGAATTAACAGAGCAATTATGCATAGGAGACATGGATGAAAAAGAAAAAGAAAACATTAACACGTCATGCAAATTGGAGGTTTGAAGATCGAACCGACCAATCTGTAAGTCGTAAGAAGATAATCAATTATCTTCAAAATGGTGGTGAAATTATATATGCTAAACGATTGACCATTACCCGATCTTTAGCCTATCTGCCAATTGATAATGAAATATTCAAAGTCATTATCAATCGTAAGAGTAGAATTATTGTGTCTATTCTTCCTTGGCAGGATGTATTCAAAGCTACATTCATATTCTTCAGTAAATATTACGATGAAAAAGATTATATCGTAGAATTATATCCTGATTGCTTTTTAGAAACAAAATCAAAACATGCTCTTACCAAAATCTATATGGGTAAAGATAAAAAACCAATTGGATATAATCATCCTTTCTTTGAAGGATTATTTGAAGCTGCATGGAATATGCATTTAGCTGGGAGAAAAATAAATGGTAAAAAAACTGAAGCTAAAGAGCAAACCACAACGTTTGAATTTGAAAAAAAAGAAGACAATAATAAAATCGAATCAGAAGAATCAACATACTGCAACCTATGATAAGTTTTTTATTAATAAAGTTAGTGAAAAAACACATACCCCTGAAGAAGCATTGACAATATTGCTGGAACAAAGGAATAAAGCTCCATTTGTAAATGAAAAAAACAAATGGTTTGAGATCAATGAATATTTACCACCAATAAAGTCAATACAAATAATGACTTTTGAACGCAATAGCAGTTATGTAATTCATGATTGTGTCAATTCTTGGGCTTTTCTACAACACTACCTTTTAAATAAATATTATTACACTGATAAAACTGGATGGTCTAAAAGAATATCTCATTTTATGATTTTGGGTGAACCCGATGTTGATAAGTGAAATAATACTCCACAATTTTCAAATTCATAAAGACCTACATATTAAGTTACAGCCGGGAGTCAATGTCATTCTTGGTGATACTGATGCTGGTAAGTCAGCAATCATCAGAGCATTGAAATTGATTCTTGATAATCAACCCCGTAGTGGTGAATCCATATTTCAAAATAAACACAATAAAGATCCTCTTAGCATTGAAATCGTACATGCTAATGGTAGTCGTGTTAAAAGGGAAAAGCGCCGATACTATCTTAATGGAGAATTATTAAAAGCATTCGGTACAGATACCCTTGCGCCTATCAAAGAACTATTTCCACTAAAGGATATCAATTGGCAACGACAATTAGAACCTCATTTTCTTGTTCTTCAAACTGGTGGTGGTGCAACTAAATTATTAAATGCTTCTACTGGAATGGAAGATCAAGAACTATTAATCAAAGAAGTTAAAACGAAGATAACTGAATCAAAATCCAATATTAAACGAATCAGTAAAAATAATGAGGAACATAAGGAAACTATAGATCGATTGCAAAATGTTAATCGATTTATGGATGATGCTCTATATATAAAAGCCGAAATAGATCAATATTATGATCTTACTAATACTAATAAAGAATTAAGAATAATATTAGATAAAATCTATCAATGTCGTAAAAATAGAATCAATATTAAAATAATAAATGATCGATTAAAAGATATTACAACCATTGAAAGTGGAATTAAATCAATCAAAGGTAAAAAAGCAATAATTGCTGGTTTACAGGATTTACTCAATCACTTAAAAGAAGCACAAATAGAAGTTCATAATAAACGTATCTATAACAAGCGTCTTCACTCCATAAATTTGATAATTGAGAAACACAATCAATTTTTCAAAACTACTTCAATAATAAAACAATTATTCAAGCTAATCCAACAAATCCAACAAATCAAAAAGGATAAAATTGCTGCTAAAAAGGAATACAAACGATTAGAGAAAAAATTGAATAATTACCTTCTTGAGTTAGGCTATTGTCCCACTTGTGGAAGATCTATAACGGAGGAACACAAATGCTAATTCTACATGTTGGGGATGGTCATCTTACCGGAAAGAATCCAATAGCAAGGGTAGATGATATTGTAGAAGTTCAATTTAATAAATGGAAGGAAATTGTACGCATAGCCAATAAATTTAACTGTCCTATTATTACACCGGGAGATATCTTAAATGTTCCAATTATTGCGAATTCAATTCTTACACGTTTTGGTAGCATTCTGCAAGCTCTTGAGCATCCTATCTTTTTTACTTGGGGTAATCATGATCTTATGTATCACTCCCTTGATATGTGGAATCGCACTTCTTTGGGTGTTCTTTGGTCTAACAGCCCAAAGGTTAAACACATCTCCCAATTCCAAAGAGATTATGGAATAGCATGGGATTACATTGATTGGAATCAAGAATTAGTCAGTAATAATTCTCCTTTTTTACTTACACATAAAGCGGTTGTCTACACCAAACAAATTGGTAAAAATTCTTGGATTCTTGATGATCCTGATTTTGCCTATAATATTGATGACGATAAATTCTTGGAGAAATACAAATTAATTATTTGTGGTCATTGGCACCGTCAATATCAATTTAAAAGAAAAAATACCACTGTTATCAATGCTGGTGTTATTTTAAGAAGAACAATAGAAGAAAAAGATATTCCCTGTGTTAATCTGATTAATCTGGATAATATGTTACGTACAAAAATTAAGTTAAAGTCAGCTAAACCTACAAGTGAAGTTATATCCAAAAAACACCTAAATGAAAAAATACATATTGTACAACATGATATCAAACAATTTGTTGATTCATTAAGAAATACCAAAATAAAAAATTCAGCTAAATTCCTTGATAATTTAATGAACCTATTAGATAACCATGAATTAAATCCAGCAATTGAAAATATATTACGACAAATGATTGCTCAAGTTATGGAGAAGAAAGGGGGGCAATAATAGGAACACATTTTAACTTGAATGATTGAGATTTTGACTTTTTAAAAATTTTGGGAGGAGAAATTCAAAATGTTAGAAATTGTACGTAAGGCAGTTAAAATCGAAGATAAGTACTGGTCTGTTTACAGTAACACACGTCATGAAGAAGGAGACTTTAAGGCGCAATTTCATTGTGCTATCTGTGATCCTGAAGGAAAGAAATTTTATCCTAAACTTGTTAAAGTAGATAGTTTTCTCGTATGTGGACACTGTGTTATGAACATGACTAAGGCATTAAATAAAGCAACCATCAGTGATTGTAAAAAAGGAGAAAGGCATTGAAATCAGAGGAACAGATCAGAAGGAAATTAGAAGAAGTTAAAGAAAAAAGAAGTAACTGTCCATTTCGATTCATTGAAATTTACAAAGAAAAAATTAGAACATTACAATGGGTATTGGAGGAAAAAAAATGAAACCTGTTTTTATTGAAGCAAGAGATCTAAACGATGCTTATTTCACATTACTTTGGGAACTGTGGAATCATGGACATGAATACAAAATTGATGCAGGATCTTTTGCTGGATCAAAACGATTGGAATTCTATTATGCAGCAGGATTCATTCGTAATCCTCATGCAAGACCATTAGCACCTATAATGCCACAAGGTATTCCTCCGACAACCACTGATGAAAAGCTGGAACAGGATTATTTTCCAAACTATCTGATGGACCCCTTTCTTTCAAAAAATGAGCATTACCGTTATTCTTCATGGATTAATGGAACAGAACACTACTCTGAATTTGGCCGAATGTCAGAGCATCCGACAGATGAAACACCTATTGAATGGGTAATTCGACACTTCAAAGAAAAAGGATATCATAATAATCATTGCTACATTAACATTGGTAATGTTGATTCTGGTTTCAATTATGATATTCCCTATACTAATGAAGCTAATCGTTTAACATCACCTTGTTTTCGTGGAATTGATTTTAAAATAAAAGATGAAATGCTTTTAACATCCGTTGTTTTTCGTTCATGGGATCTCTATGCTGGTTTCCCTGAAAACATGGGTGGATTCACATTGCTCAATGAATACGTAGCTGGCGAACTAAACATTCAACCGGGACCACTATCCTTTGCATCGCAAGGTCTTCATGCTTACGACTATCAAATAGAACCAATTGCTGCTATTCTAAATAAAGAATACAGTCTATTCTAAATAAAGAATACAGTAAAGAACCACATATTCGATAACCCAAAGGCGATTTGGAGATCATCATGCCAACTGAGGAAGAAAAAAATATTACTGAAATAAAAGAAATGCTTGAACAGAAAAAAGCAATGTCTGACAGAGCTGAAGTGCAAGAAGAATTCCTTCTTAAACAATTAAAGGAAACGTTTGATGTTAATTCAGTTGAAGAAGGAGAAGAATTAATTAAACAATTAACAGAAGAAGCAGAAGAAAACAAAAAGGAAAACAGTAAACTATTTAACGATCTCATAGATCGCTTAGAAAAAGATGGAATATTATGATAGACACAATCATAGATCGTTTAAATAAGTTACAAACTGAATACAATCTTGCAAAAAAGAAGTATTCAAAAAATGTCATAGCCATAGCAAAGGAGAAAAAGTATATTGAACAACTGGAATTATGCAAAGCTATTCTGATAAAAGTTGGAGAAGATACCCAAAAAGAGCTAAAAAAGTATATCGAAGAAACAACCACCATGGCACTACAAACCGTGTATGGTGATGACTATGAATTCCTGATAGAATTTGACTATACCAAACGAGATCAGATTGAAATCCGCTTTTTTATCAAGCATTTAGGAATCAAATTAGAACCCCGAAAAGATACTTGCGGTGGCGGCGTAATTGATGTATGCTCATTTGCGCTTCGCATGATATGTCTAACGTTAGAAGAACCCGATGTTGCTGCGGTTTTAATCCTTGATGAACCATTTAAAAATGTTTCTGCTAAATATGTTCCCTTGGTTGGACAAACAATTGTTGACATTGCTGATTTATTAAATCTTCAAATCATTATGGTTACGCACATCGAAGGATTTATTGAAACCGCTAACAATTTAATCTACATCTAATGAAGAAAGGATTTAAAGTAATGTCAGGAATGCCACAACCTATTGAACCGGGATTGTATGATGGTCTAAAAGTATTCTCATTTGATTCTTCGCACTTCTTAAATATCGATTTAAAACTTCTTGACATTTTTTGTGTAGCTGGAGATAGCATACTGTCTAAAGGAATTCGCTTTGTTACAAAAAATCAAAATCCAGATCGTGAATCCGAATTTAATCATACGGGTATTTTATCCGGTGGATCATGCACCCTTGAGTGTCTTTGGACATTAACAAGTAAAAATCTTTTCTATCACTATCAGGGTAAAAGAATATTAATTGGACGTTGGAATAAAATAAATGATAATTTAAGATTAAAAGCAATGTTAGCGACCAATAAACATATTGGTCAAATCTACCCTGCTTATCGCATTCCCCTTCATCTTATCAATATAGCACATATATTCCACTGGAAAAAATTAGTATGTTCTGAATACGTTGCTAAAGTTCTTTTTAAAGCTGGCGCAAGGCATCACAATTTCTATGGCACCAATCCAGATCACTTAGCTGATGAAATTAGATGTGCTTTGAATGAAGAACGCACTGGTCCCAAGTATACTATTCTTTATGATGATTATCTTCCTGTTTTTTATTATCGGTATTGTCCTCTATGTAATAGTGTTCATCCAACACCTTATTTTAAAAATAAACTAATGTCTGTACATGAATGTCCAATACACAAACAGCCCTTAATGGAAATTACCCCTTCCTTCCAGTATAAGTATCCTATCATTAAAAAAATAATTAATTACGAAATAGACCTTACCAATTATATAACCAAATAATACAGGGGAAGTGCTATGTTTTGCAAGAAGTTCAAATGCACTTTATCCACGGATGCCTGTATTAAACGTCAGATACTTATAAAGGAAGGGTTGATAATAAAAGAATTAAAATCATCATTTGATCAATGCCTTCAATGCAATCAGGGAAAAAGAGTAATTAAAAATCCAAAAAGATTCATTAACAGAGATGTTAGAATCCTGATGGCAAAACAAATACAGGTAATAGAGGATAGAGGATTTGTATTAAAATTAAGTACTCTTGAAATCGAAGACACACTATGGAGGAAGCACAATGAAAAATGTATTAACGGATCAATCAAGCGAACGGTTACTTCAGGGGGAAGAATTATTAAATTTCATGGATTGCAACGGCATACTTCAAGAAATAAATCGTACATTCCTTCATCCCTTAGGAATAGAATTAAGACCAAACTACGAAAAAAATGAATTTGAATTTTATACCAGTGATGATCCCAAAGGATATTTGCTGGACAAAATATCTCAAATGAAACGACAGGCATTTCAAAAATTCAATCTTCGTAGACAAACAGAACGTAATAAATTGTTGGGTTTTGGTATTCAAACTCAGGATCTATTCCGATCTGAAAACATGACCAAATTAGCTGGCCTTGTCCTTGCACCAGATCGTGTTAAAATTGAAGCGATCACTGCTTGTTTTAATATTTTTTGTCACATCGTTTATTCCAAAATCATGAGTAAACATAAAAAGTACGATAGCAATTTTGATCCAGAACAATTTTCCAAAGATGAATTGCTGGAAAATTTAAGAAAAAATTTAAGGGATGAAGATTGGGTTGATGTTGCAGCACTTGCCATGATGTTCAATCAAAAGGATGAATTACAAAAATCCATGGTAAAATGTTTAGAATACCGTGATAAATATTATGAGAACCAAAAGAAATTAGAAGAATCAAAGAAAGGAATTAAGTAATGTACAGTGAGAATGCAATCGCAGTATATAAACGTTTATACTTTGATCAGTTGAGAAATGAATCTGAACCTTGGGAAGTACATACCAGAGTTGCCAATGCAATTGGTAAATCTCCACAAGAAATAGAAGAATTTGAAAATATATTAAATGAAAAAATATTTCGTCCCAATAGTCCCTGCATGATAAATGCTGGTCGTAGATCTGATAAGGCACATGATAAACAATTGGCAGCTTGCTTTGTGCTGGGCCTTGAGGATTCAATGGAATCCATCATTGAAATGTGGGGAGTATGCTCTAAAATATATGCATCCGGTGCTGGATCAGGTATTCCCATTACCAATCTTCGTGAAAATTCATCTCCTATTTCTACTGGTGGTATTGCTTCCGGTCCACTTCGTTATTTACGAGTTGTTGATTTAATAAGCGATACCGTTAAATCTGGTGGACGATCAAGACGTGCCGCCAATATTGGTGTATTCCGATATGATCATCCTGAAGCAATGGATATCATTACTGCTAAATCAAATGGAAATGAAACATTACAAAGTTTCAATCTATCCATGTCGATTGATGATGAATTCATGCGTAAAGTAATGGAACAAGGAGAAGCAAATAAAGCTGTTAATATTGTTTCTCCTAATAAAAAACAAATAGTAGGCACAGTCAATGCCGATGAAATATGGAATAAGGTCGTAAAATCAGCTTGGGAATGTGGTGATCCCGGCCTTTTATTTATCAATGCAGCAAACAAATACAATGCATTTCCGTCCGTCAGTAAAATTGATTGCACCAATCCTTGTGGTGAAGTTCCCCTACCACCTTGGAGTGTATGTAACATTGGTTCAATTAATATAGTTCCTTTTATCCGTACCTCTCCCGGTATGGCTGATCCTGATTTTAAACCATTCTTTAATTGGGATGCCTTTAAAGAAAGTACATTTACAGCCGTAAAATTTCTGGATAATGTCATTGATGTATCAACATACATTCATCATAAATTTAAAGAGAATAGCCAATCACAACGTCCAATCGGTTTAGGTATAATGGGTTTTGCTGATGCCTGTATTAAGCTTGGTATCAGCTACGGTTCTGATGAATCCATACAATTTTTTGAAAGAATTTGTTTTGAATTAACCAAAAATGCAATCGATGCTTCCATATCCCTTATTGAAAAGGAAGGTCGGACACCAATTGCTATACCTGAAAAAGATTTAAATCATTTTGTAAAATTACTGAAACACTATACTAAAAATGATGAAGAAATCATTCAACGCTTTGTCCATTTTGGTATTCGTAATTCCACATGGTCTTGCATTGCTCCAACAGGATCTATATCAATCAGTTCCGATTGTTCTTATGCTTGGGAACCTTTAATGGCACTGGTTTGGGAGAAACCACTGGTCGATTGCAATGACGTTTTAAAAATAGTACATCAGGATTTTGAAAACGATTTAACAAAATGGATTCGTAGTAATATACATGATAGCAGTAAAAATGAAACTGAAGTTCAAAGACGTAAAACGATTATTATGAATAAGATCGTTGAAAATCATGGATCAATTCAAAATCTAACTGAATTGCCCGAAAGTATGCGAAAACTATATAAGGTAGCTCATGATATTGATCCAATGCGTAAAATTGATATGCAAGCAGCAGGACAAAAATATATTTCTCTGGCTATTTCTTCTACATGTAATCTTCCCAATACCGCAACAATAGAAGATGTTGATAACATTTATCGTGAAGCATATAAAAAAGGTCTGAAAGGTGTTACCGTATTCAGAGATGGTTGCCGTGATTCAGTTGTTCACTTTGGTAAAATGAAACGCAAAGAAGATCAAGTTATAGGATTTGATCGCCCCATCAAACGTGTTGGGGAAACAGTTGAAATTAAAACTCCCTATGGTAAACTGTTTATCACTTGTAATTTTGATAATAAAAAGAAACCATTTGAAATCTTCTTCCGCGTTGGAAAACAAGGAGCATTGACCAATGTTCTGATTGATGCTTTGGGACGTGTCTGTTCTAAAGCATTACAGGGTGGTATCCCTATGGATATTATCATTGATACCCTTCGTGGATTAAAAGGTGAGAAATTTTGGTTCAAAATCTCTGATGATATGACCAAAAGTGATAGTGCTGAATCAATCGTTGATGCCATTGCTAAATTGATTGAGTATCATTGGGATCAGAAAAACAAACGAGTAGATGCATTCATGGAATCCAATATCGGTGATGTTAATATGGATTGTATTTCTAAAACACAACAGGATACGTGTCCTATTTGTTATCGGAATACATTAAGACATGACACTGGTTGCCGTGGTGGTTATTGTACGGCTTGTGGCTATAGTTCATGTGAATAAATAGAAAAGGAGATCGTTATGCCCCGGTTAAAGTTGAATGCAAAACGACCTAAGTTAAAAACCAAATCAATTATTAAAAAAGGAATGACTATTTCCCGTACTGTTACATCTGATACTCCAATTGTTCATGACGATTCTGATTTAGCATATTTAAGTTTCTTTGATCCAATGATAATGAAAATATCAAGGGTTGATCGTTATTCTATTCAGCTTTATATAAAAACAAGAGTAAATGATGAACCAAAATGGGATAGAATATACGATCTTCTTTTTTATCCTTCCGGTCCCGGTATGGAACAAATTGAGGGATTTGCTACAGATGAAACATTTGTTGCCACTACTGGATTAGCGAATCAATTAACACATCGATTAAATCAACTGAAAGAATATGGTAATCCACATTGGCATATAGATGTGGATTACCAGATTACCTTTGACAATTGGAGAAACCTTTTCAAAAAATCAGAGTATAGTACAGTGGTTGATGCAGTTCCTAAAAGAATGCCACTCAAAACTAAAACAATTAAAAGAGTAAAACTCAAACCCAAAAAGAGAATGAAACTAAAGGTTGCTTCCAAATGAAAAGACATAATTTAAAAATAAAAGATGAAACTGGTGAATGTATTATGTTCATCGATGGAAAGCACCTTGTCTATCGATCACAGTATAGTAGCAATGTTTCCAGTTTATCATACGAAGATCAAGCAACGGGTATTTACTTTGGGTTTTTTAATACCTTAAAGTCAATGGCAAATCTATTTAATCCAGTAAACACAATTATTCTTTGGGATTCTTTTCATGATTCCGTTAGAAAAAAAGAATATGCTGGATATAAAGAACGAACCAGTAATCTAACTGATGAACAAGCTGAAGCAAAAAACAAAGTGCATGAAGAATATCCATTAATTGTGGAAATGTGTGAACAGCTTGGTTTTGCCAGTGAATTGCTTGAAGGATATGAAGCTGATGATTTGTTTGCTTTATACGTAAATAAATATCCATATTTAAATAAGGTTCTCATAACCAGAGATGAAGATCTTTATCAATGTCTGGATGAAAACACTATTATATATAGTCCTGACGATAAAAAGAAAAAAGATCGCAAATGGTTCATACGTAAATATGGTATTGTCCCTGAACAATGGGGATTGTATAAAGCATTAGCTGGATGTTCTTCTGATACGGTGCCGGGAATAAAAGGTATCGGACCCAAAGGAGCATTAGCCTATTTAAAAAATGAAGCAAGCTCTAAAATATCCAAAAAAATTTCAGATAATATAGACCAATATGAACTTTGTAAACGATTAACTGTACTACCTCACCCTGATTTAAAAGAATACAATATTCGTTATAAAATAACGAATTTAAATATACTAAGGTGGTTTGAAATCTGTCAACAAATGGGTTTCAAATCGTTTATTGAAAGGATGCATGAATTTGAACGTGCATTCCAAAATCGTTTTTATAAGGAGATTGAAAATGGCTAAAAAGAAAACTGAACGTAAACCTTTAAGAGCAAAAACCAGTGCAGCAGAAATCGCAAATTTCGGAGAGAAATACTTTAAAGATCGTCTTGCTCAAGGAATCAATTATGCCTACTATGGAGATTGGCAAAGAAATTATGCAAAGTTACTTGTTTCTATTACAGATGTAGTTGAACAAGCAGCAAATGATCGTACTGCTCTTTTTGTTGATCTTGGAACTGCTTGTGGTGTCAATCTTCTTGGAATGAAAGAAACCAAAGTATTTGGAAATGTTAAAGGCTTTGATATTTCTGAATACATGATTGATCTTGGCAAAAGAAGACATGGATTCTCTGATGATGAAATGCAAGTATTAAATATTGCAACAGAAGAACTTCCTCTGGAAGATAACTCTGTTACAATGATCCATTGCTCTCATACTTTAGAACATGTGGATACAGATGGTATCCCATTCATCCTTGAAGAAATGAACCGTGTATTAAGTGAAGACGGTGTGGGTGTTATTGTTATTCCTGCTGTTAAAGTAGGAATGTCAAAAGATGACATTGAACTTGGAGATCAAACTCACATTAATGTTCAAACAGAATATTGGTGGAAAAAGAATATCTCAAAATTCCTTTCAATTGATTCCGCTATTCGTGAAAATTTTAAAGAAAATAAATTTAGCCCATCAATGGAAAAAGATGCACCATCTTTTTACCAAAATTACAAGGATAGTTGGACACTTTTTGGAGTGCATAAAAAGAATTAGAAAGGATATCAAACTGTGTCTTATACTTCTGGTGCATTGAAATTCAATAATCACTTTTTAAATCAGATCATCCTTCATTGTATCCAGAATGACGATTTTATCAAAAAAGTTAGACACACTGTTCCTCTGGACATTTTCAAAACCAGAGATAAAAAATTCCTTATTGAGATATGCTTTGAGTTCTTCGATGATTTTAATGCTGCACCACAGGATAACTTTTTCGATATCTTTAAAGAACGTGAAAAGTCTATTCCTTCTGATCTATATGATCGTTGCATTAATCTCATTGGAGTTCTCAAAGACATATCAGGATCAAACCCTGAATACATATTAAAAACGATTGATGATGCGATTCGACACTTCAGATTAGAGGAAGCAAGTGTCGAATTCGCTTCATTAATTAAAAGGGGTAAGTACAATGATGCCAAACTACTTATTCTAAAGGCAATCAAAGATCCTGTTATTGAGGAACCATACTATAACTTTTTGGAAGATCGCTCATTCATTCATGATCGTATAAAAGAAAATCGTTTTGACATGTCAACCGGCATCGATGTTTTAGATGCAACCATAGGGGGATATCGAAACTCTTGGTTAGTAACAGTATTAGGAGCAACCAAAGGTGGTAAAACTTGGTTCTTAATTGAAATGGCTGTTACCGCTGTATTTCAAGGCAAACGTGTACTATTCATTTCATTAGAAATGGGTAAGGAACAAATTGATGAACGTTTTGACATGACCATTGGCTTTATGACTTCCCGTATGAATGGTGATAATGTAGAGGTCATGAGAAAAGTTGGTGAAGATTGGATCAAAAGTACTGAAAATATAGACAGCATTTACAATATCAATAAGGTTGTTGAAAACAGAAATCGAATGCGTAAAATCGGTGGTGGTGATTTGCGTGTCGTTGCTTTTAATCGTGGTCGTTTAAATTGTTTTGATGTTGAACGTATCATTGATGAATTAGAAGAATCAGGATTCTATACTGATGTAGTTATCGTTGACTATCTTGGTATTATGAAAGAAACTGCTGCTGGGCAAAGTAAGAAAGAAAGGATCAGTGAAAATTGTATTGGTTTAAAAGATCTAAGTGGTCGTAAAAATATGATTGCTATTTCTGCTATGCAGGGAAATCGTAAAGCCATGACCGCTGAAATATTTCACTCTCACCTTGTTGCTGATGACATTGATACTATTTTTAACAGTGATCTTGTACTTGCATTCTGTCAAACTAAATTTGAAGAAGAACAAAATAAATACAGATTATATATTGCCAACTATCGCCATGGTAAACAGCACATGCAAATTGGTTTAGTGCGTGATCTGGAGATAGGTCAGGTTGCTCTTGATACCTATGAACTGAAAGAAAAACAAGATGAAGACGATAAATCTGCTGAAGCTGGAGTTGATTATTAATGGATAAATCTTTAAAAATTAAAGAAATTCATGCTGGAAGTTTCCGTTGTGAAAACAATGTTACGGGGGCATTTGTAAAAAATATATTATCCTATAAAGAAAAAAGAAAATACTTTGATAAATCAATTGGAAAAGAAATAGTAAAAGATGTGACATTTGATTATGGAGCATCACGTTATGGATTATACTATTTTCCAAGTGGTCTTGTAGGATATGTAAAACGAAAAGGTCTTTTATTAAGAAGACAAACAGTGGAGATCATTCGATCACCAGATTCTTATGAACTACCCCGTAAATTAATGCCATCCCTACCGGGAATTGAATTTGAACCATATCAAGCAAAGGTATTCCGCAAAATAGGTCCGAATAAAATGGGTATCATTGTCGGACCTACTGGAATGGGTAAATCAATTATATTAGGTGGCATTATTGATAAATTATACTGTCCCAATACCCTTCTTATTGTACCAACCAAATCAATTGGTAAACAAATGTATGATTCTTTTAAGAATTGGTTTGGTGATCGTGTAGGTATGATTGGTGACGGTATTTATGATCAACGGGATATCACTATCTGTTTATTTCAATCCCTTAATAAATTCACAGTCTCCAGAAATAATATTCAGCTTATCCTATGTGACGAAGTACATTTAGTTAATGAAACAATAAAAAAATTTCTTAATAAAAATGGAAAAAATATTTACTATCGGTATGGTGTTACAGCCACACCACAAAAATTCAAACATAATTTGAAAAAAACGTTTAAAATGATGGGTTGCTTTGGCAATATACTAAGTGAAGTCACTGATAAAGAAGCATCTAAACGAGTTCTTCCTGTTAAGGTCAACATGGTAAGCTACTATTGTCACAGTCCTCAAGGAATTGATTACAAATCAGTTATGCGTGAGGATATTCTATACAGTAAGATAAGAAATAATAAACTATTAAAAGCAGCAAAATCTCTGGCTATTTCAAAAGGAATGACTGTTCTATATTTGGTAGATGAAACTAAACAGGCATTAATTGTTGAAAAATTAGCATATCAATTAAATCTCAATCCCTACGTTGTCCATGGAAAAATGGATAATAAAGAAATCAATTACATAAAAGAAAATTTA